TTTGAGATGCCAGACGGTAAGACTATCGTCGTGAACGATGGCGTTATCACCGACATTAAGACATCTTCAAGTGGAGGCGATGAAGGAGGAGAAGGCTCGGATCTGGAGAAACGTGTCGCTGAGTTGGAAAATGAAGTGAAGGAGTTACAGGAGAAGCTGGAGAGCTCAGAAAATGCACGTAAGCAGGCAGAGGCTATGGCAAAGACACAAGAGGATTTACGTATCCTCAATGCTGTAAAAATTGCAGGAGGAGAGAAAGCTCTGGCGAACATCTCTTCAAGCTATAAACCAGAGCCAAGAAAGCCAGAGGGCACGAATGCTTCAAAGAAAGCAGAGGGTCAGGAGGACGAATCACCTATGAGAAAGGAGATTAACGCCCGCAGAAATGGGAGTTACAAGAACAAGAAGTAAAATTATAAGGAGAAAAGAAGATGACAAAATTTTTTGAAAACATTTCGGTCAATCCGAAAGATGTTACAGACCTCAAAGAGGTTATCCCATTGAGTATTGACCAAGATGAGGATTTCCAGCGCTTTACCCACCTTATGAAGGTAAAGAATGGCGATCCGGTGGCTTTCCTCGGTGAGATGGATGATGTAGGTATCAAAGGTAGCGGTTGTGACCCTACTTATAACGAGGTCGGTATTGCTAATTCTCAGAAGCGTTGGGCACTCGGAGACTGGCAAGTACCTATCAAAATCTGTTATGAGAGCTTGCAAGGTACTATTGCAGAGTACACATTGAAGACTGGCACACCGGTTGGAGATTTGACAAGTACCGAGTTTATGACCTATATCCTTCGTCCTGCTCTGGAGCGTCAGCTGAAGCGTATGATTTGGCGTTTCGGTTGGTTCGGTGATACTGCTGCTAAAGACATTGCAGGCGGTGGTACTCTTACCACTGGCACAAAAACGGAGCTATTCACTACGTGTGATGGTCTGTTTAAGCGTATCTTCACGCAGTGTACTTCTAAGGCTAACCAGCTTACAGCTATTGAAGCTAATAGCAAGACAACGTTTGCCGACCAGAAGAAGGCTATCCTCGGTAAGGGTGTTGCGACTGGTATCCTCGACAATATGTTGATGGATGCAGACAGCCGTATTTCTGCCGATAGTGGTGCTGTTATCTTACTTACTAAGGGCTTGGCGGACGCACTTACTTATGATATTAAGAAGTGCTATCAGAACATCATGCCATGGGAGAAGATTTTCGACGGTGTGGATGTTGCGAAGTACAATGGTGTTACGTTGGTACGTGTATCTATCTGGGACCGCTTTATCATGGCATACGAGAATACAGGTACTATGCTTAACAAGCCTTATCGTGCTGTGTATGCTAATATCAATCAGTTGCAGGTTGGTACTGATGCCGACGGCTTGATTTCAGACCTCGATATCTGGTTCGATAAGAAGGAGCGCAGAAACTATATCTATGCTACTGGTCGTATCGGTACACAGATTCTCGAGGATGACATGTTCCACGCTGCTTATTAATGGAGGATTGAATTATGGCAGGAATTTGCGATAGTATTATCAGTAAGGGTATCGAGCAGAATTGCGAGAACCCTATCGTAAAAGGTTTGGAAGCCGATGCAGTTATCTGTAATCGTGCAGATGTTGATTTCTCTAAGAGTGTATTTGATGAGAGCTTCAAGAATATGTTGAAGACACTTATCTTGAAGAGTGGAAAGAAAGGCTATCCTGTTGTACAGCAGGGTAGCAAACCTTTCACAGGCACAAAGATTTCGTTAGCCACTGGGACGTATAGAAACACGTTTACTAACGAGATTTCTATTGCCGTGCTTGATAATGGTCCAGACGTGGCTCAAAACATCATTGACGGGCTTGCAAACGGCTCATTCGTGCTCATTACTAAGAATGTGCATAAGGGAGAAGGTGGCAAAGCAGAGTATCAAGTATATGGATATTACCAGGGCTTGCGTGCTACTGCTATAGAGAGTGATAAGTATAGCGAAGATACAGACGGTGGCTGGCTTGTGACCTTGCAGGAAACAAGTGCGCCTAAGGCTGCTTTGTTCTACTTTAATACGGACTCAAAGACTACGGAAACGCAGTTTAAGAGTTTACTAACAGAAGCTGGATAAATGGAGCTGGCCGAAGTAAATAAGACGATAGAGGAACTGAAAGGGCGCTTTGATGCCCCTTTCGGATCTTCTGATAAGTCTACGATAGAATACCTTTACTACGAAGTAACAGGAAAGACTTTTGTACCCACTTCGTGCCAACAGTGTTACCATGATGGGCTTATAGAAATTTATCATTACATTAAAAAATACGGAAAGATGGCAGAAAAATCAAATTACAGATTGAGAGCTGGTGCGATTATCAATTGCCCGACATTTATGGGTGGTAAGGTATTCACGAATGATAACCTTACTGATGAGGTTGCAAAGAATTATCTGGAGCAGTTCCCAGATAATGAAGACTTGTTCCAGAAGGTTCCAGAAGACGATCCGAATGCTGGAGACGGTAAAGGCAAAGGCGGGAAAAAGTCTGATAACAACTCAGATGCTGGAGACGGCGAGAAGTAACGATACGAAAGAAGAGCGAAAATGAATGTAAAGACAGCAAAGAAACCACAGAAGCGTGTAGAGGTAAATTACGAGCTACGCTTTAAGATGCAACGCTATGGTAGTGATAATCTTTATCCACAGAATATTGTGGATATTACCAATGCGTCTGGTACCGCAAAGTTATGCTTATCTCGTTATGAGAAATTTGTAGAAGGTTACGGATTTAACAACGAGGCTTTCTCTGAATGGAAAATAAATCGAGATGGTGTAACTATGGATGACCTTCTGAAAAGTGTAGCGGGAGACCTCACACGCTTTGGTGGGCTCGCTCTTCATATTAATTACAATGTTCTGGGGCAGGTAACGGAGGTTAACTACCTGCCCTTTGAGCAATGTAGATTAGAGGAAACAGACGATGCTGGTGTAGTTGCTCATATCCTTACGCATATTGACTGGAAGGGAGAGAAAACTAAGAACGGGCAAAGGCAAATGGTCATCGATAAGAATATAACTCGGTTTCCTGTATTTAATCCCGATCCGCTGGTAGTGATGAGACAGATAGAAGATTGCGGAGGAATAGATAATTATAAAGGGCAAGTATTATGGTTATCTATTGATGGGAAATATCAATATCCAACGCCTATCTATGATGCTGTTATTACGGAGATTTCGACCGATGAAGGATTGGGAAATATCAAATACAGAAATGTCCGTAATAACTTTCTCGTAGCCTGTATGTTGGTAACGAAGAAGGGATTGCCGAATGTTGATGAAAACGGAAAAGAAGTCGAGCAAAAGATGATTTCTGATGAGGATTTGAGGCAGTTCCAAGGAGATACGAGAGGTTCAAAAATTATGGTGGTTGAACTCGAGAATGGAGAAGATGAGCCGAAGGTTGTTCAGTTCCCAGCACGAAACTTTGATAAGGAGTTTACAGTAACAGACGAGAGTGTGGTCGAGCGTATTTATTCGCAGTTTCATCAGGAACTATTCTATTCTATTCGTATCGGTAAGTTGGGTTTCTCCGGCGATGTTATGCGTGATGCGTATGAATACTATGCAGGAGAGGTTACGAATGAACAGAGATTTATCGAAAGAGCCTTTACAAAGCTATTCGCTAACTGGTATGATAAGATGATACCGCAGGATTTCTCTATCAAACCATTAAAATATATCTCTGCTGACAAAAACGATAAATTTAATGGAGAATGAGCATTTAATAACGGTTGAGAGGTTTAAGGAACTTGCTCGACCGACGTCAAAACATATTGATGATGGAGAAGTTAACACGTTTATTCGCGAATGCGAAGATATATATATTATTCCGGCTATTGGTCTGGTACGTTTCAAGGCTTTGCAAGAATATACGCAAGATGTAAAAAACAAAATACTTCTTGACGGCGGAGAATATGAAGATAAGGGGGGGATATTAAGGAAATGTTCAGGCATACGATTAGCCCTTTCTTATTTCGTGTATGCTAAGATGGTGATGTCAGATGGAGGATTGCTCACCAGAACTGGTTTAATGCAGCACAACGATAGTTATGCGTCCAGAGAGGATGATAAAAACAGGGTGAGAATGTACAATGATGCAATGGAGGTCGCAGAGAAGTATCTGGGTTCATGCCTGGCATACTTGAAGAGTGTAGAAGGAGAGAACGTAAAGCCAGTAAGAGGAACAAGATTAAGAATTCATGCTATAGGAGATTAAACAAATGACAAAAGTAGAAGAATTGCGCATACTTGCGCAAACAATAAAAAATGAAACAAAAGTAGGTGGTAACACCGCTGAACGTGTAGGCAATGCCTTTGAAGGGGTTGCTGATGCTATTGAAGGTGTTGAGCAGATTAAGGAGATGGAAAAAGCTGTCGATGCTGTCAAGGAGAAGTTGAATGCGAGTAAGCAGGCTATTGAGCAAGCGGTTGCAGCCCTTCCTATTGCGCAGGAACTTGGAGACAGCGCAACAAAAGTGATGTCGCAGGCAGCGGTAAAAAAGGCTCTGGAGAACATACCTAAGCCAGATGTAGAGGTTGATAGTACTTTATCAAAGGATGGTAAGGCTGCTGATGCAAATGTGGTAGGACGCAAGCTTAACGAGGTAGACTCACGAGTAACGTCTATTGCTTACGACATTGACGATAGTAATATTACTGAATACAAGTCATTCGGTAACATGTGGCGTATCAACATCGGGAAGAAGTTGCTCGTTGTCGGAAATACTTATGAAACGACAAAACTGCTAACCTCTGTGTTAACCGCAGACAACTATTCAGGTGAAGCTAAGATTGTTATTGCACGTCCAAGGCAGCAAGATACTCTCTTCCCTTGTGTAATTACTAAGGTATATGACGTTAATCTTGTAGGCACAGAAACACCTGTACGTAGCAAGAATATTATCCTCCCGAAAGGCTGCATGATAGGTATCTATCGTGATAGTCAGAAGATGGATGCAAGCGGAAGTGTATATTATGCAGAAGGAATTTCTTACGATAAGAACGTAGAAGTAAACGATTCTGGACGAGGTGGAAATCATAATATTAATACAGGATTTTCTTTCGTTGAAGTTGTCGATAAGTTCGGTGTTGTAGAGGAACTTGGTAAGCGAGTTGATGAAGTCGAGAAAACGTCATCTATTGCATTGACATCAGTTGACGAGAACAAGGCTGGCTTTCAGACACACTCTTACGAGGTTAAGCCTGATACTATCTACCACGTAGAAGCAGATGGTAAGGTCGCAAGCCAACCATTGGTTAAACTCTATAATGGAAGTAGTGCTAAAGCTGTTGTGACTGAAAGTAGCTTTAATGGCGAAATTCGGACGATGGGAGATACAACTCATATTGTCGTATCTAATAACAGAGGTGTATCTAATGTTAGCACTGTAAGTGAGGGCGAATTAGCGAAATCTAATGTAGACCTTCATTACAAGTCTATTCTACCGTTAGAGATATTACGAAATACGTCAATCTACACTGGTGATAGGTTGAATACAAGTAATAACCTTACAACGGTATCTTATAAATTAGATAAGGGAGTGTATTATCTTCGTGCTTATATTTCTAATGATGTGTACAGTAAAAAGATAGCAATCAAGCATCCTAATGGCAGACTCTCAATTTTAAAGAACAACGACTATACGGTTGGGTATTTTGAAGGCTATATTGAGATAGAAGAAGATAACTCTTATCTTTATGTCTGTCAGTTTTCTAATGTATATGCGCAGCCTGTGGTTAAGCGCATAATTAGTGACACGTTGAAGGCTACGACTACACAGATGCAGGGTGAGGTAATTGCGCTTGCACGTGAGATGCACGATACTTATGCACATAGCTACCTTGATAGTATTCAGGTGGTGCGCAATCGTTGGGACTTCGGAGGGTATTATTTGACTTCTGATTTCGTCAAGCCGTCAGTTATAAATGGTTCTGTTGAGATTGCTATTAATGATGCAAGTAAGTTTTCTGTTAAGGAGTATATCGCAGTCGGTAACCTTGCCAGCTATGACGTGTATGAGGTGACAGCTAAGAACGGTAATACGCTGACTTGCACCTTATACGCAGACTGCAATCAACATTATGCACTCGGTGCTACTGTTAAGAAAGAACTCTCCTTAACAGTGACAGGCAAGGCAGACTATTCAGAGAAGATTAATGTCTACCATTTCTCTGACATCACGAGAATGGAGGCAGGTAGGATGCCACTAACAGCACTTGTAGATGGTGCTATACATCCAACTAATGATGTGTATAGCCTTATAGGTAGGTTTGCGGCACAGCGTATGAGAGGACTTATGCGTGATGAGCCGAGAGTTGTCTTTTACTCAGACTCATGGGAGAACGTGTTAGTCGGGATAAAAGATAACCTATTCGGAACGCATACGTTCGAGAAACGCAGCGTAGGAGGTGACACAACTATGCACATTCGAGAGCGTTTCCTTGCTGATATTGCAGCTGGAACAGTCAGCAACAACGACTTCTTTGTATTCATGATGGGTACAAACAACCTGTTACGATATAACGGTGCAACAGCTCCTTGGATTGGCGATATCAAGCAATTGATGCACGATTATAAATATCATTACCTTAATGATGTTCGACTGATTACAGAGAAGCTAAAAGGTAATTATCTTATAATCAGCGGTCAATATGCTGATTACACGTGGGGGTAATGTTTTTCTACACAGTTGAGATTGTTGATATTTTTTTGTAAAAACAAGATGAATAAAATAATTAAATGGCTTAAAGAAAGTAACAGGTACAAGCGCCTTATAGGTGGTGTACTCATCGGTGCTGGTGCTAATAGCTTGTATTGCGCAGCGTATGCAGGCACTGGAGTTGCAACGGCACAGAAACTTAAGAATAGAATGCGGGGAGGAAAAGCAGAATGGATAAAGGAATAAGAAATACACTATTAGGTGTATTAGGTACCGTGGTAGTAGCGTTTGTCGGAGCGTGGGTACAGATTAATTCCCGCATATCTATCTTGGAAGTGCAGGTCAATAACGACCATCTGTTATATAACGAGAATAACAGGAAATCGCAGGATGATATGAAGGATATTAAGGAAAAGCTCGACGAGATTAATGTTAAGGTTACGCACCTTAACGATGTAAAAATGGACAGACCGGGAATGCAGAAAGGAGGTGACTTTTGAAGCGTCTAAAATCATTAAAAGAAAGATGGAAGGCAACGACACCTTTCTTTTTCAAGAGAATTATCTATGTAGGCTCTATCTTTAGCGGTGTTGCGCTGGCTATTCATGTAGCATTGGTAGCTGGTAGCGCCGTCGAGCCCCAATGGTGGCAGGATATTTATCCGTATTTAATCGGTATTCCTGCAGGTATGGCAGCGGTTGCGAAGTTAACAAAAGAATAGGAGATAAAAGAGTATGGCAAAATTAGATGTATTAGCACCTTTCATTTTCAGTTATGAAGGTGTATATGGCAACGATCCTGTAGATAGAGGAGGAGCGACGAAGTATGGTGTTACGATAGGTACTTGGAAGATGCAAGGGTACGACAAAGACAGAGATGGAGATATCGACGTTGACGACTTGAAGGCTATAACCCTTGATGACGCTAAGATGATTATGCGTAAAAACTTCTGGAATAAGTGGCAAGCTGATGCCATTAAAGACCAGTCAATCGCTAACTGCTTGGTCGACTGGGTATGGGCTTCAGGAGTATACGGAATAAAGATACCACAGGCGAAGCTGGGTGTACTTGCTGATGGTGTGGTAGGTCCGAAGACGATTACAGCACTGAACAGGCAAGACCCAAAAGAGTTCTTTGCGTGGCTGAAAGATAGAAGGCGGGAATACCTTCAGAAGTACGTTCAGAACCAGCCTAAACAAAAGAAATTCCTACGAGGATGGCTGCGAAGGCTGGACGGCATTAAGTATGGTTCGCTCGTGTATAGCAATGGAAAGGAGGTGCGTTTCTAATGAAGAAGTTAATAGGAGTATTCTCTATAGTGGTGATAGCATGCTTACTTGTAGGCTGTAGAGCAACGAAACTCGTACAGACACAAATTGTACATGACAGCGTCTATAAAACAAGAGATAGTATAGTTATAAGGCTGATAAAGGATAGTGTCTCAGAGAGAGAAACAACGACTATTCAGACGAAGCACGATACTATCAATGGAACAGACACGGTATTTGTCATCCGTGAGAGAGTTGTAGACCGTTGGAGAGTACGTACAGACACTTTGAAGAAGGTAGTATATGTGAAAGCTGCACGAGATAGTATATATATCAAGCAGCCCGCACGGAAGACCAAAATAGAAAAAGAAAAGTCGCTACCATTGAAGATATTTGTAGCGTGTTTAGCGCTTTGGATATTAGGCTTCGTATACATTCGATTGAGAAGATAACACAAAATAGATGGTGTGGTACAGGAAGAGTATCGCACCATCTTATTTTTATCAGTTTTCGTTTTTACGGCGTCCAATTCTTTTCTGTGGTAACTTATATACTTGCAAGATTATCGAGTATTTGACGGAAAGCAACGTCGGCATGCTTTCTCATTATCTTT